CGAGCGGTATCGTCTGGCAAGCCTCCGTGTCGATGTGAGTGAACTACACGCACAGTTCAACCGAGCATTGTTCGATGATACTATTGCCGAGAACGCCCGCCTCAAGGCCGAGGTCGAGCGGCTGACCAAGGCCGGGGATAACCTTGTCTATGTGGTCACCGAGCACCCAGTGGCTGAACCATTCGTCAAGGCTTGGTTTGCCGCCAAGGAGGGCAAGCCCCGTGCATAAACCTAAACCAGCCCTGACCGACTCGGTGGAGATGGGCGCCGGCATGGTGCTCTTCGGGCAGCGCTGGCTGGTCACAGACATGAGCTATGTCGGTCACTTCAAGGACGGGGGCATGACGCTCACCCTTGGGCTTGTGCCTTTTGAGTCTGTCGACCCGTGCCTATATCGAATCAAGCCGAAGCGTCGGCGTAACAAGAGGGCCAAGTCGTGATTAAACCCATGCGCCCCTTCTCAATCGTCGCCCTGCTGCTCCTCGGCTTCAACGCCGCGGCCGCAGCTGAGGCCACCCTCCTCGAGTGTATCGCCATGGTCGAGTCCGGCCAGAACCGCAAGGCCGTGGGCAAGGCCGGAGAGCGTGGCATGTATCAGGTCGGGAAGGCCGCTTGGGACGACGCAAACGAGCGCCTGAAGCGGGAAGGCCACTATCATTACCAGTTCAGCAAGTGGCGCAACCCGACCGCCCAGGACATGATCGCGGCCGCCCACCTCCGCACGATCCGCGACAACTTCGCCCGCATCGGCAAGCCCGACCCGACCCCCGAACAACTCGCCCTGGTCTGGAACGTCGGTTGGTCGGGAGCCGTCTCCCGGCGGTTCGCCCCGAACGACTACGCCGAACGAGTGGCCAACCTTTTCCGCTTGTCCTCGGCCAAGCCCCGATAAAGGGTCTTGCCGATGCATCTCCTTGTGGCGATTGACCCTGGCGTGAACGGCGGACTCTGCTGGTCCCTAGACGGCGACCCGGTGGAGTGCGCGAAGATGCCGTCGTCAGACATCGAGGTCTGCCAACTCCTCGCCGATCTCAGCTGCAAGGCCAAGGACGTCAGCCTCTACCTCGAGGAACCTCCGCTCTTCGCCGGCAAGAACATCCCCGGCTCCGCCATCGGTAAACTGATGTGGAACACGGGCGTTCTCTACGGCGCCGCCGTCGCCATGGGCTGGAAGATTCACCGCATCCGCCCGGCCATCTGGCAGAAGACGCACACCTGTGGCACCAAGGGCGAACTGACCACGACCCAGTGGAAGAACAAGCTGAAGGCCCGGGCTGCCGAACTGTTTCCCACGGTCGACGTCACCCTCTGGAACGCCGACGCCCTGCTCATCTTCGACTCCGCCACCCGCGGCGCCATCAACTGAGTTTACATAACTCGGCAAGACCCTTTACTTTGTAACCTCTACCCTCACATGAAGAAAGACCCGAAACTCCCCGCCGAATACCGCATCATCGCGGACTCGTCATACATTGTTTTACCCGATCAGAAGGTCGCCCGCCTCCTGACCCCGACCGTCCGCAACGGCGTGACCTACTACAACCTCTTCGTCCCCGACTACACGCGGATGTCCCTCGCCGACATCGAGGCCACCATCAAGGCCGGTGAAGTCACTAAGGCCGACGCCACCAAATAATCTCCACCATGAGCAAACAGCCCACATCCTCCGCCACCGCCTCCCTCGTCCAAGCGCTCGCCGCCCTGGACAACGTGAAGGCCAACAAAATCAACCCCGCCTTCAAGGCCAAGTACGTCTCCCTCGACGCGCTGCTCGACGCCATCAAGCCGGTGCTGCTCGACCACGACCTCGCTCTGATCCAGACGCTCGTCAGCCAGGAGGGCAAGGTCGGCGTCTCTACCGCCTTCCTCCATGCATCCGGCGAACGCTTCGAGTTCGGCACCCTGCTCGTCAAGGCCGAGGGTCTGACCGCCCAGCAGATCGGCGGAGCCATCACCTACATCCGCCGCCAGTCCATCCAGACCGCGTGCGGCATCTCCGTCGACCTCGACGATGACGGCGCCGTGGCCTCTGGCTTCCGTTCTGCGGCCTCTTCTGCCTCCGCCCCTGCCTTCTCCCCCACCCCCCGCCCGCTGACCAAATGAGCGACCCTAAGCCCTTCGACCCCTTCGACCCGGTCAACGCCGCCATGCGGCACCTCCACAACCAGAACCTCGCGTCGGCTGCCGAAGCCCGCGCCGAGGCTCAGGCCAAGACCATCTCCGAGATGCGCTACGCTGGCAACGAACTCGCCCGCGTCCTCGACGACATCATGCAGTCTGAGCTCTGCCAGTTCGACGCCATCTCGAAGGCCTGCTGCATCGCCACCATCGCCAAGTGGAACCGCGCCAAGACCGGGCAACTCTGATGGCCGAAGTCCCCAAGGGCATCGAACGGATCGCCACGACCGTCCCGAAGCAGTACGCCCTACTGCTCTTTCTAGACGGCTTCCCGTACGTTGAGTTCACCGCCCGCAAGCACGCCGACTTCCTGACCGACCTCAACGCGTGGAAGCGCAAGACCTACCCGTCCCTGTCCCGCTCCAACGTCCGCTTCTTTACGCTTGCCCCTAATGGGGAGATAAAGGAACTTACCTTCACGCCGACTCGCTCATGACCAACCGCGAAAACATCAAGCGCCTCGTCGAGAACATCACGGGCTCGCTCGCCACCGTCCAGCACATCGCCGGACGTTATGAACAGCACGACGCCGACATCATCACGCTCTCCGACCTCAACCGCTCGGCCATCACCGAGCTACAGGTCTTCACCGATCACATCGAGACCGCCGATGAGTCCGCCCAGGTCAAGCCGCTCCATGACCGCGTCCACGTCCTCGTCGTCCAGCTGCGCGTCCTGCGGAACACCCTCGAGGCCATGGAGAACGCCGCCGAGTCCGCCCTCGAAGACGTGCGCCGCATCTCCGCCAGCGTCGAAGAAGCCAGCCCCGAAGATGACAGCCTGTGAACTTTGCAAGGGTGCGTGCTGTGAAAGCATCCTCCTGCCCATCGACGCGTCCCCGACCACGACCGAGTTCTACGCCGCCCGCGGCGAGGTCTTCATGATCGTCGGACGCACCTTCGCCGAACTGCCGTCCCGATGCCCGCACCTCTCCGGCTCCGGCAAATGCAAGACCTACGCCAACCGCCCGGTCGCCTGCTCCCGCTTCGCCGTGGGCTCGACCATGTGCGTGACCGCCATCCAGCGCCGTCGCCCCGATCAGGCCGACGCCATCATGGCCCTTCTCTGACCTTTCCCACCAACACCCAATAACACACCCATGCCCGACCTCATCACCGAACGCGTCATCTATGACGGCATCCAAGCGCTCAACCAATCCGGCGCGAAGGAACTGCTCAAGTCCCCCGCCCACTACCAGGCTTACCTTGCCCGCACCCGCGAGGACTCCAAGGCCCTCCGCGTAGGCACCGCCGTCCACAAGCTGGCCCTCGAAGGGCTGGACGCTTACAACGCCACGCACGCCATCGCCCCGGACGTGGACAAGCGCACGAAGGAAGGCAAGGCCGAGTGGGCCGAGTTCGTCACCGCCAACGAAGGCAAGGCCATCCTGACCGCCGAAGAGGGCGCCCTGGTCGACGCCGTGGCCAACTCCGCTGCGGCCTGCATGAAGCAGAATGGCATCGTCCTGACGAAGACCGAGGTCATGTTCACCGCCTTCCTCGGAGATACCCTGGTCAAGTGCGCCATCGACGGCATCTCCGACGACGGCTACATCTACGATCTAAAAACGTGTGAAGACGCCAGCCCTCGTGGATTTCTTTCTGCCTGCCGCAAATATAATTACGGACTGCAAAGTTACTTCTACCGCCACGCCGTCGAGTCAGCCTACAAGTGCCGCGTGCTTGGCTTCCGCTTCATCGCCGTCGAGAAGGAGCCGCCCTACGCCCACGCGGTCTACGAGCTGGGGCCGGAACTGATGACCGGGGCCGCCTTCGACTTCGAGCGCGCGCTGACCCTGTATAAGGACTGCACCGCCTCGGGCAACTGGCCAGGATACCAGACCGAAATCACCACCATCGACATCGCCGCCAAGCCCAGCGCCGCGACTAACATCAACTTCGCCTAATACCATGACCACCGAAAACAACCGCGTCCCGCTCACCTCGATTAGCACCAACGGCACCTACAAGCTGAAACTCATCAAGCCCAAGTTCGAGAAGGTCAAGCACTGGGAGGACGGCACCACGTCCTGCCGCCTGTTCTTCGTCGACGACAAGGGCTTCTGCCTGTCGAAGAACTTCTCCAGCAAATACGGCAAGGCCCTCGCCATGCTCGTCGGCAAGTTCTCCGGCAAGT